TGGATTTGGTTGGTTACATGGAAGCTATCGGTAAGGACAGAACGATTTCTTTTGACCCCTGCGAGAAGTTCTACGGGAAGAATACTTGTAATCTTCCTTCACGTATCAAAATTCCCGTAATCATTGATGAGTCTGGTACCGTAACGGGTGAGAATGATTTCATGACGAAAATCATCAGTACTTATAAGGAGTATCAGACGAAGCAGACGGAACTATCTTCCGAATATGATGCGGTTCTTGATGCTATCCGTGACGCAGTGGAACAAGTGACTGATACACAATCTGCCAATTCTGTTCGGGAAGCTTTAGATACCATGACGCATATCTTTGACAGCAAGGTACGGGCAGGCATGATGCTCAATGAGAAGTGCAAGAGACTTGGCTTGAAGTTTAACAAACTCAGCAAAAGGTATGAACCAGCAGCCTAAATACAGATTCTACCCGTCACTGCTCGATAAATTCGAGCAATATTTGCGGGCTGATGAGCAGGTAGAGAGCTTCTGGAATGTCGATAATGAAACGGGAGAATACAAGAAAAGTCCGGAAGAAATTGAAGCGGAGCTGAAGCAAAGCCTACTTGATGCGATAAACCGTGTCCCGTTTGAGAGTGAGGCAGCTGATAAAGGAACGGCCTTTAATGCTGTTATAGACTGCTATATCCACAAGAAAAAGCATATACCAAGCGAACGGGAGCCATACACCATTATCGGTGATGGAGAAACGAATACCATTCAGGTATATTTTCCTGCTACTGATATCGCGCCAGAGCGTAATTTCTTATTTGACCGTAGCTGGTGTATAGAGCAGTCGAAGTATTTCTCCGGTGCATTGTCCCAAGTCTTTGTGTCCGCAGTCATTCCCACTCGTTATGGTGATGTGGAGCTTTATGGGTATATAGATGAGCTCGTTCGTGATACCGTATATGATATCAAGACAACATCTAAGTATGATTTTGGCAAGTATGAACACGGCTGGCAGCGCCATGTATATCCTTACTGTTTGATTGCTTCCGGTCAGATGGAAAGCGTGAAAGCGTTTGAGTACACTGCCTATCAGATGAAGGGCGGTACCAGCCGGACGCCACTAATTAGCGGAACGCAATACCCGGAATACTACACTTATAACCATGAACAGACGATTAAGCTGCTTACGGCACACTGCGAGCATTTCATAGAGTTTTTGGAAGCAAACCGAGACATTATTGCTGATAAAAAAATCTTTGGATTAGAGTAATGGCACAAGAAGCAATTCTGGAAAAGGTCAACGGCGAGGTACACATAAGCAAGTCTTTTGACTTCATGTGTTCCCAGCTTCGTAATGGTCGGTATCGTGTAAAAATCGAAAGGTTCACAGAGCCAAGGACGATGTCACAGAATGCGCTTATGTGGTTGTGGTTTACTTGTATTGAGCAAGAGACCGGGACGGACAAGCAGGATGTACACGATTACTATTGTAACCGCTTTCTCAGAAGGACTTCGTATTTCAGGGGAAAAGAAATGGTCATTACCGGAAGCACATCGAAGCTCAATACAGTGCAGATGACTGACTTTCTAAATAAGGTTCAGGCCGATGCTGCTGCCGAACTGGGAATAACGCTCCCTCTTCCGGCTGACCGTTACTATAACGAATTTATCAACGAATATAAAGACAGGAGGTAGAAATGAATATCACCAAAGCAAAAATCACGAAAGACAACACGCTTGTTGCCTCTTTCAAGAACGAGAATGAGGACAATGTAACCATTGAGGGAAAGAATCTTATCCATAAGGATTTGCGTGCAGCGTTTAACGAATTGATTCCTCACCTTGCTTTCCTCTGTGAGCAGAAAGAAGCTGATGGAAAGGACTCCATAGATGAACTGCCGGAAGAAATCTTCTCTACATTCGAGGTCACGGGCTACACAGTTAGCGGTTCGGATGACAATGAAGGTGTGGTATTGGTTGGAAAACGTTTTCTTAAAAGTAAGAAGGTGCTTAACCTTATAGCTCCGTTTACCATGTTCAACAATGAGAACGAGGAATATAAGCATGCATTCGAACTGCAGCAGGCAATTGAGGCATGTAATTATGAGGTGGAACAGTATCTTACCGCTAAGAAATGGGCGGTAGTCCAGCAGGAACTTCCGTTCGATGGGGATATTCCTACGGACATTGCAGCCGACCCGGTGGGAGATGCTGCATTTGAAGAGGAAGCGAATGAGTTCCTTAAACAAGTGGTGGAACAGAGTGGCACTACTCTAACGATTGACGGGAAGAAAGTGAAGCCGCGCAATAAAAGTAAAAAAGTGAAGATTAAAGAGCCGGCAGCTTGATATGGCAGCACCTTTTTGTATCACCAAATATCCGGACGGCTTCAAACTGAAATTCATGTATCATCCGATGTTGGTTAAATGCGTGAACAATATTCCATCAGTCAAGGCTAACGCAAAGAAAGCATATCTTTTCAATGAAAAGGCGTGGTGGGTTGACTTGGCTGATGAATGGTATGTTGATACAATGGCGAAATGGGCGGTACAGCAGGGATTCTGCGGTTCCGTACAACGGTCGGAGCAAAGAAAGGCTGATATAAGCTTTGACATTGCTCCGATGCCGCAGCTGACCGTTTCCCACGGATTGCTACTTGAACCGTACGATTACCAGAAGGAGGGCATAGCCTATGCTCTGGCCCATAAACGGTGTATCTTCGGTGACCAGCCGGGACTCGGTAAGACCTTGCAGGCAATAGGCACGGTGACGATTGCAAAATCCTATCCGTGCCTTGTTGTATGTCCGGCAGCACTTAAAATAAATTGGCAGCGTGAGTTCAAGAAATTTGCTGGAAAGCAGGCGCTAATCCTTGATGATAAGAACAAAAATACTTGGCAGCGCTTCATTGAAACCAAGTGTTGTGACATCTTCATCACTAACTACGAGAGCCTGAAAAAGTTCTTTGTATTGGATGTGAAGAATGATACGCGGTTTACGCTGAAATCAATCACCTTTGACCCACGTATAACCCTTTTCAAGTCTGTAATCATTGACGAGTCGCATAAGTGCAAGTCTACCAAGACCCAACAGAGTAAGTTTGTTGAGGGCATCTGTAAGGGCAAGGATTTCATTCTTGAACTGACGGGAACACCGGTAGTAAACGATAATACTGACCTTATACAGCAACTTAAGATAATGGGACGGTTGGAGGATTTCGGAGGGTATAGGACCTTCACCGAACGTTTCTGTAATGGGCCGAAGAAAGCCTCCAATCTGAAAGAACTGAACTGGCGCCTTTGGAATACCTGCTTCTTCCGGCGTGAAAAAGCCAAGGTATTGACCCAGCTTCCGGACAAGACGAGGCAGTATATTGAGATGGATATCACCACACGGCTTGAGTATGAAAAAGCGGAAAACGACCTCATACAATATCTGCGTGTTTACAAGAATGCGGATGATGAGAAGATAGCCAAGTCCATGAGGGGCGAGGTGATGGTCCGCATGGGAATATTGAAAGCCATTTCTGCGCGTGGAAAAATCAAGGCGGCTGCCGAATTCATACATGACGTGATAGACGGTGGGGAAAAGCTGATTGTCTTTGCCTACCTGAAAGAAGTGGTAATGGAGCTGAAGAATATGTTTCCGAAAGCAGTGACTGTTACCGGCGAGGATAATGCTGCCCAGAAGCAGATGGCTGTGGATGCTTTCCAGAACAATCCGGATTGTACGTTGATTATCCTTAACTACAAATCGGGCGGTACCGGGCTCACCTTGACTGCTTCCAGCCGTGTAGCCTTCATCGAGTTCCCATGGACTTTTTCTGACTGTGAGCAGGCGGAAGATAGGGCACACCGTAATGGGCAGAAGAATAACGTCAACTGTTACTATTTCCTTGGCAGGAATACCATTGATGAATACATGTATGGTGTTATCCAACGGAAGAAAGGCATAGCTAACGGTGTCACCGGAACGGACGATGTGGTTAAGGAGAATGTGGTAGATATGGCTATGGACTTATTCAAAGGTAAATTATGAGAAAAAGACAGACTACACCGCAATCGGAAAGTCAGATACAGCATAGCTGTCTGACTTGGTTCCGGATTCAATACCCGTCTTTGAGTCTTATGTTGTTCGCCGTTCCCAACGGTGGAAAGCGTGATGCCAGGACTGGAGCACAAATGAAGTACGAGGGAAGTGTAAGGGGTGTTTCCGATTTGATACTGCTTGTACCTAAGAAAGGATTTTCCGCTCTTTGCATCGAAATGAAGAGACCGAAAGGGAAACAAAGCGAGGAGCAGATAAGATGGCAGAGAGAGGCTGAAAAATTCCGAAATAAATATGTGGTATGCCATTCTCTTACTGAGTTTATGAATGAAGTCAATTCTTACCTATTATGAACTATATTGAGCTAATAAAGAACTTCTGGTTGCAACATAACGCATATTCGCTAACTGTCACAGAAACCGCTTTGTATTTCTACCTGTTAGAAACTAACAACCTCTGTAGGTGGGCGAATACGTTTAACCGTAACAATGGTAAAGTTCTTGCAGACCTTAGCATAGCCTCTCTAAAGACTTTGTCAAATGCTCGGAATAGATTAAAACAAGTAGGATTGATTGACTTCAAAACGAAGAATGGAAGCCCGAATGTAGTGTACACCTTGGTAAAATTTACCGAGGTTGGTGCCGAGGTTGGTGCGCAGGTTGGTGCCGAGGTTGGTGCCGAGATAATAAAACATAAACATAAACAAAAACAGGTGGGTAATTCTGGCGAGTTATTCCCACCGGACCAACCTCCGAAAAAGAAACCTCCGAAACCCAAGGTAGAGTTCATTCCACCTACCGCCGAAGAGGTGAAAGAGTATTTCCGTGATAAACTTCCCGATTGGGAACTGCAAGCGGATATTTTCTACAATCACTTTTCCGGTCTCGGTTGGAAAACTGCTACCGGTGCCAAGGTGGAACGTTGGGATAGTCGGGCCAATCTTTGGATAATCGAGAAAAAACAACAGGACAATGGAAAAACAGAAAATCAAGCCCAAAGACAAAACAATCGGGATGCTGATAAGGCAGCAAAGGCAAGAAACCTCCTTGACGAATATGCAGCCATCGAACAGGGAAGTAATGCTATCAGCCATCAAGGAGAAATACCCGACCTTTAGTAAGGCTTCTGCCGTATATTCGACATCACTCCAACCGCTACTTCTTGCCGATATTGAGAAAGCATACAGTGAGAAGTCCCCCACGCTGTCAGACCTTGAACGGATGTACGGATATGGTTCCTCGTCTCTGTGGGTAAAGACGCAGTTACTGACCATTGATTTTGCTTCTTCCACGAAGGAGGGGGCCGATGAAAATGCCTTGAATGAGTTCTCTGGACTGTTCGTTAGCCAGTATCACTACATCAAACTGACGGAGTTCATATTGTTTGTCGCACGGTTCAAGCTGGGAAGGTATGGTAAGTTCTATGGTTATTTCGATACGATAACCGTTGGCGAAGCATTTCGGAAATTTCTTCGGGAACGGTCAGATGAACTGGATATTATCATTCGTCGACGCAATAACCAAGCTTTGGAGGAACAACAAGCTCCGGTAAAACGGAATCACCAACCGCCCGACGACTTACGGGCAAAACTGAATTTGAAATGAAAGAGACCAAACTGATAGCGACTATTCTGTCAATCCTGGCAGTATATGCCGCTTTTTATTTTGTCTGCT